TATGGCACGCAAAAGAAAACACACCTTTAGCTGCTATCTTGCCGAGAATGAAATATGGTGTGCAAGACATAATCTTTTCAAAGGAGATATAAGATGGGTGTAACAGCAGCAGTCACTGCGGTTGTAGGTACAGCCTACACAGTTAAACGTGGTGAGGAACAAAAGAAAGAGCAAGCAAAAGCTCTTGCCGAACAAAAGAAAGCCAATACTCAAGCACAAGTGGCAGCTGAGAAAGCTGAGAGCCGTGCTGATATGGAATACAATAGGCAGAACCAGAAACAAGCTAATGTTAGCTCTATTGTTTCTGAGAGTGAACAGGCAGGCAAGACAGGTGCTGCCGGCACAATGCTTACAGGTAACATGGGTATTGATCCGAACTTGCTTAAACTTGGCAAAAACACTTTATTGGGCGGATAGATCATGGCAACAACCAAGCGCGAAAAACTACTGACGCGCTGGGGCCACCTCAGATCTGAGCGTGCAACCTGGTGGTCACATTGGCAAGAAATCACGACATATCTGTTGCCTCGCAACGGGCGTTATTTCGAGCAAGATAGGAACAAGGGACATAGACGCCACAATTCTATCTATGACAACACAGGAACTCGAGCACTGAGAACACTTGGTGCAGGCATGATGGCAGGCGCAACGTCACCAGCTAGACCCTGGTTTAGACTAGGCACTGCAGATCCAGATCTAAATAAATACCAACCAGTCAAACTATGGTTAGATGATTGCACCGACAGGATGCGGTTAGTCTTTACCAAATCAAATACGTATCGAACACTGCATGGCATCTATGAAGAGCTGGGCGCATTCGGTACTGGCGGATCATTGATACTGCCTGATTACAAAACAGCTATCCATCATTACCCGGTAACAGTCGGTGAGTATGCTATCGGTCAGGATTATCAGGGCCGTGTGAATACGTTGTTTAGAGAATTCCAAAAGACTGTTAGTGAATTAGTCAGGGAGTTTGGTTACAACAACTGTTCAACAACCGTTAAAAATTTATATGACCGGGGCAACCTGGATACATGGATTACAATCATCCATGCTGTCGAGCCAAGAGATGACAGAGAGCGTGACAAAGGTAAACGTGACGCAAAGAACATGGCATTCAAGTCATGCTATTTTGAGCTTGGTGGTGACAGTGAGCAGCTGTTGCGTGAAAGCGGATACAATGATTTCCCGGCTGTCGTACCTCGCTGGGGTTTATCAGGTGGTGACATATATGGAAACAGTCCAGGTATGGAAGCGCTTGGTGATGTGAAGCAGCTGCAGCATGAGCAATTGCGTAAAGCACAAGGCATCGACTATCAAACAAAGCCACCTCTACAGGTTCCAAGCTACATGAAGAATAGAGATGTAGACAGTTTGCCTGGCGGCGTAACTTTTGTTGATGGCCAACAAGGCAAGATAGAAACAGCATTCCAAGTTAATCTAAATCTGCAGCATCTGCTTATGGATATCCAGGATGTTAGAGGGCGTATCAACGGTGCGTTCTATGCAGACCTGTTCCTAATGCTAGCCAATGCAACAGACACACGTATGACAGCGACAGAGGTAGCAGAAAGGCATGAGGAAAAGCTATTGATGCTTGGCCCTGTCCTGGAGAGGCTGCACAATGAGCTGTTAGATCCGCTGATTGATATTACATTTAATCGAATGATCGAAAGCAATCTGATACCGCCTGCACCACCAGAACTGCAAGGCATGGAACTAAATGTAGAATTTGTTTCAATGCTTGCCCAGGCGCAGCGTGCTATCGGAACAAACAGCATCGACAGATATGTGAACAGCATGGGCATGGTCGCACAGATGAAACCAGAAGTGTTAGACAAGTTTGATGCAGACAACTGGTCAGATGAATATGCTGATATGTTGGGTGTAGATCCATCGCTTATTATTCCTGGTGAACAAGTGGCCAAGATACGTAACGCCCGTGCAGAAGCTCAAGCAGCGCAAGCACAACAGCAAGCGCAAGCACAACAAGCTGAGACAGCAGCTAAACTGTCGAGCGCTCAAACAGGGCCAGACAAAAATGCTTTAATGGATGTGATGAACCAGTTTAGCGGATATCAATCACCATCACCATTGGAGGTAGGATAATGGATTTAATCGATCTTAAAAAAGAACCAGAACAACAATACAGCGAAGGCGAACAGTATGAAGATCAATCAGCATACAGCTATGGTCTATGCATTCGCCTGGGCGAAGAAGAACTAGCAAAGCTCGGCATAGAACAACTGCCGGCAGCTGGTGCTGAGATGATGATCAAAGCAATGGCGTATGTAAAAACTGCTAGCGAGAAAAAAGAAATGGATGGCACAAGCAAAAGTCTTGAGCTGCAGATCTGCGCTATGGGAATTGACCCAATGGATAAGACTAAGGACAACGCAAAATCATTGTATGGCAATGAAGCGCCGGCAAAAGAAAGTCCAAGGTCAGGGCAAGACATCGCAAACTATTTGTACAAGGATTGATCATGGCTAAACGTCCGGGCTTGTGGGCCAACATTCATGCAAAGCGAAAAAGAATTAAGGCTGGATCTGGTGAGCGTATGAGAAAGCCAGGCTCGAAAGGTGCACCAACTGCAAAGGCAATAAAGAACAGCCAGACCAGTGATGAAGAGAAATTGAAAAAACTATACCCGAGTACAAAAGGCGCGTGAGGCGTGCCCGTATCAAATCAATAACTGGATATATTAGAACATGAGCAATTACGATCCTCTAGATCTTAAAGGTCAAGAAAAAGAAAGAGACAGTAAAAAAGTCACTTCCAAAATTGATCGTGAGAACGAAGAGGCGGATATTAAATGGCTCATGAGCAGTAAGAGGGGGCGGCGTGTAATATGGCGTCTTCTGGAACAAGCAGGGGTGTTTAGGTTATCGTTTAACACCAACGCGATGGCAATGTCATTTAGCGAAGGTAACAGAAACTTTGGCTTACAGATCCTAACCTTAGTCCACACTCTCTGCCCAGAGCTGTATCCAACAATGATAAAGGAGCAAAAAAATGTCAGAGATGCTGATGACGGAAGCCAACCAACCAAATGAAGGCAACGCATCGCAGCAACCAGTAGAAGCTGCGGAGACTGAGCAATCAGTAAATGTGGAAGATACTGGAAACCAGCAGCAAGCTGAAGGTGTAACAGACCAACAAGCCCAGGATGGGGCCGCTGTTGAGAGTGATAGTAACCAGGACACTGCGCCTGAGAAATACGAGTTTAATACTGAGGTGGCTGACGCGCCCCAGGTTCTCGATGCCGAGGTTGTTGAAGCCTACGGTGAGGTTGCTAAAGAACTCAATTTGTCACAAGACGCTGCACAAAAAGTATTAGACAAGATGGCCCCTGTTATACAAGCCAAACAAGCTAAAGTCCTCGAGGGTGTGAAAGCCGAGTGGGGTCAGCAATCATCTACCGATCAAGAATTCGGTGGTGAGCAGCTGGCTGGCAACTTGGATGTCGCAAAGAAATCCCTGGATGCCTTTGGTACTGATGCTTTGCGGTCGCTGCTTCATGAAAGCGGTCTTGGAAACCACCCGGAAGTTATCCGGTTTATGTTCCGAGCCGGTAAGGCAATCAGTGAAGATAGTTATGTCGGATCATCTCAAGGAGCTGAAGGCGCAAGCAGATCAGCACCAAAAGATTTCGCCGGCCTAGCCAACGCACTGTATTCTAATCAGCAAACATAAAGGAGCTAAAATATGGCTACTCTCTCAACCTCAAATCTTACTTTGGCCGACTGGGCTAAAAGAAGTGACCCTGATGGTAGGGTTCCGATCATCGCTGAACTGCTTTCGCAGTCCAACGAAATCCTAGATGACTGCGTTTTCAAGGAAGGTAATCTTCCCACTGGTGAACGTGTAGTTATCAGAACTGGTTTACCAGAAGTGTACTGGCGTGCACTGAACCAAGGTATTCCATCAAGCAAATCAACAACAGCACAGATTGATGAGGCTTGTGGAATTCTTGAAGCACGTTCAGAAGTGGACAAAGATCTGGCAATGTTGAACGGTAACACCGCGCAATTCCGCCTATCTGAAGACACTGCTTTCTTGGAAGCAATGAACCAAACACAAGCATCAACAATTTTCTATGGCAACCCTGGTACAGATCCTAAAAAGTTTCTTGGTCTAGCACCTCGTTACTCAGATCTGTCATCAAGCAATGCTCAGAACATTTTAGATGCCGGTGGCTCTGGTTCAGACAACACCTCAATTTTCTTAGTATGCTGGGGTGACAACACGGTTTACTGTCCTTTCCCTAAAGGATCGAAAGCTGGCCTAACTCACGAAGATCTTGGTGAGCAGACTGTCTACAATAGCGATGGCACGCGCCTACAAGCGTTTGCTACACGTTATCAGTGGAAGAATGGTTTGGTTGTTAAAGACTGGCGTTATGTCGTGCGTATCGCAAACATCGATATCAGCGATCTTAACACTGGCTCTGGAACACAAGCCGCAGCTGCATCAACAGCCTTGGTGAAAATGATGGCTAAAGCACTGTATCGTATTCCAAACATGGCTATGGGCCGAGCAGCATTCTATATGAATAGATCTGTTCACTCAGGATTGTCTATCTCAGCACTCGACAAGTCGCAGTCTGTACTAGCAATCAATGAAGGTCTTACTCAGTTTGGTTCACCACAGAGCTATCTTTCATTCCTTGGTGTTCCTCTACGTAGAGTGGACAGCCTGGTTAATACAGAAGCCCGTGTGGTTT